CTAGCTGAGCAAAGATTGGTATACCCCTTTCAGCGATCTGATTGAGGTCTTCTGTCTGTAGGTTTGCTTTAGTAGTAATCTGAGTTAAGGCTCGGAGAACACCTTGCTGATCATCAGCAGACAAAGATAGGGCACTCATGGCGGTTGCGGCAGAATCAAATATCTCATTAGATTCCTCTATAGAGAAACCAGCTTGTGTGGCAGCGAATCCAAAACGACCCATATCCCTAGATGTTTTTAGGACATCCATTCCATATTTCTTAGCAGTTTTTCTAGCTAACTCCATCTGTTTAGTAGCTTTATCGCCAAAGGCAGATTCAAATAGGACTTCAACTCGCTTAAATTCTCTAGATAGTTTTATGGACTCGTTTATAATTCCTTGTAATTGGTATACTATAGCTCCAGCACCTAGTGATGGAAGTAAACTGCTGAATGATTTTGATAGGCCATTGGCGTTATTACCAATATCTTTAAGCTTCTTATTAGTAGTATTGCCAAATTTATTCATGGCAATTTTGCCACTTCTGAGCCTTTTATTTGTTTTAGCGAGAGAATCATTCAAGTTATTCATAGATTTCTGGGTATTGCTATAGTCTACTGAAACCTTCAGGACTATGCTTTCTATCATTTGACTAGCCATCTTTTAATCCATTACTTTCTTCGTATTTCTTTCGATTCTCTTCAGAAACTTTCTTATGGTACTCTAAATGTTTAGCCCAAGACTCATATGAATCATCCTTATACCAATCGTGGTCAAAGAATGACTCCTTAAATCGGTAGTCGTTAGAGTTGGAGCTAAGTGAGGTGGTTCGGAGTAATTTAGATAACATTAATTCATTTATACTTCCAGCGAATGGCTTCATTGTACTTCGTGCAACCCACCACTCAATTTCATTAGAACTGATATTATCTCTATGCTTTGAAAGTCCCATGATTTCTGATAGACCCATTCCTGAGTTTTCAGAGAAGTCAAAGAACCATCTTGAGTCAGGGGACTCTCTTATTATTTGTTGTTTTTTTTTAACTCTTCTGCACTATCTTTTGGGTCAAAGGATATGGTTAATCCTTTATCTATATGGAATAAAATCTCATCGATACATTCATTCTTAACATTCTTAGACCATGCCTTATACTGATCAACAGTCTCAAAGAGGGGGCATCCATTGGAATTACATAGAGATTTGAAAACCAGAAAGTCTTCGGCACTTTGTAGGTCACACTCCTTATCTTCTTCTGTATAAAGCTTGTTTATATTAAATATATTTGATACCATTCTACCACTAATGATAGAAGATAATTCTCCAAACTTAACTATATCAGCTCGGCAAAGTTTTCTAATGTATACTGACTTGTTGCCCAAAGTAATCATATCGACCCTTGTTATTTCAGAGTCGATGTAAGCTTTGGTAAAGTCTGCTAGATCCGCATCCATCAACTACCTCTTATGAAGCTGGAGTGTAAGTTGGTTTAGCAGACCATCTAAAAGTAACAGTAGTGATATTGAGACCGTTCTTCTCAGTGGATGTTGGCGCACCAGTTATAAAAGCATTCCCTGCACGAGTGGCGGCTGTAGATTCGCCTTCGCCAAGTGGATAAGTGATAGTTAGGAGAGCAGCGCCAGTAACTGCATCAATAGTGCCGATACCAGTTGCTGTAACTGTGCCAGCGTCTACAACGTCACCTTGACACCATTTCTCATCTGTATCCCCAAATGGAGTTTCGTTAACTTCGGCAAAAGTTGGACCATCTTCCTGTATACCATCTTCTGCTCTGAACGTAATAGTTTGGCCCGCCCATACTAGGTTGCCAGATCCGACATTACATGCCATGTTATTTACCTCTTATTATTGTGTATTGAAATCTTTTCTGTATGCTATGAAAACTCTTTGCTGAACCCAGTCAATTCTGCTTCTAGGATCAGTTACCTGAATCGGAGTTGATGATGTTATGTTATTAAAGTAGAATACTCCAGAATCTTCAGGCTCGACTGGATACAAATATGAATTACCTTCATTACCAAGGAATGCCTGCCTGATATCATCATAAACTTTAGCTAAGCTATATAGGTTAGAAGATCCCGTTCCAGTTCGATCATTTATCTCTATAGTGATTGTACCTTCTTCGGTAGCACAGTTTGGATTGGCACCGAATGAGATATTCTCATCATTTGAGACTTCCACGAAGGTTGTCATCCATGGCCCCGAACCTTGAGGGCGAAGACCCTCATTCTTACCTGAAGACACAAAAACGTAGCCCTTTAGACCACTGTCATCCGATGCAATATAAGCATCTATTCTTCGCCATGTATCAACTAAGCTCAACGAGTTAACCTATTTACTATATTTTTCGCTTGTCCAGTAGCTTTCTGGAACATGTTATCCATCATCTCCAATTCGCCGATGTATTTAGAGTCAGCGTCTTGGAAAGTGCTAGGTGATTCTTTGTCTCTACCGGCACCAGTAACGGCATTAGCTAAATAAGCAGTCTCACCAAATTTAAGTTTCTTCAGTCCATTTCTCTGCTCTGCTATTGTAGGTCCAGCAGAGGCAGACTTATCAAACTTTATTGTATCAGATAAGTCAGGAGAGCCCACAGAAGTAGTCCAATTCGCAGTAGCCTTCCCAGTATCCACTCTAGTATTGCGAGCAGTTTGCGCACCAATTTCAAGGGTCACCTCGGACTGTAGTATTACAGAGTTATCCTTGGCAACTTTCTCAATGAGATTAATTATTCTCTTGTCGCTAAGGGAGTTTACAACCACTGGTTACGTTTCCTATAAGATCTTAGTAGTGAATCAAGGCCATCTGGAACTTTCTTGAATGCTCCATTACCTTTAAACCCGATAGCATTAGTAGTCCAGCTTTTCTGATGCTGTGCAAAAATATTCATTGCTTGTCTTATCTCTGGTGGAATATCATCTCTACTATCACCATACCCAACTGTTACGTCGATACGGATTGCATCATTGCTACGCAGGCTGGTAGATGAGCTTGGAGAGTAGTTATCACTCCAGACAATTTGATCATTAGAGAGATCGTAGTTCGATGGATCAATAAGTTCACTTGCACCCTCTCTATTGTAGAATAAGACTTCATTAATTGATTGTGTATTGAAGGTATAAATATCCATCATCTTCTGAAATTCAGGAAGAGAATAATAAACATACCAATCTTGAGTTATGAGCTTCCTTCCAGTGTAATCTTCAACCCAAGCAGTAATAGTAGGTATCAACGCAGTAAGATAATCATCATCCTGAGTTGTATTATTGAAGATAGCCGTCTTAATCTCTTGTAGAGTTATGGCGTCTTCAGCCGGTCCTGTCTTGAGTTGAGTCCACATCTTTATTCGCTCTTCTTAGCTCTAGTTCTTCTAGTTCTAGGTTTTGCTGCTGGCGCTTTTGTCTCTTTCTCGGTTTTAAGCATTTTATTTTCTGGTTTGTCAGATTCCGCTTCAACCTTAGGCTCCTCAGTTTTCTCTGGTTCTTCTACGTGTAGTTCACACTTGCCTTTGGAGATAAAATGTTCGCCTCTTGATACCGGTAGGGATTTCACATCGCCAGCAAGCGAGTAAGTAAATTGAATTCCGTCTAGGGAGTATCTGTGGTTTTCGATAAATTTATATTCTTTGTGTTCTTCTTTCATAAGCTTCTTCTGTTGAATTAAAGGTCAAAGGAGGCCCGAAGGCCCCCATTCAGCGATTAAACTGAGTGTGCGTCAACTGCACCATAGGCTGGAGAGCCAAGTACAGCAGTAGCATTAGCAGTTAAGTTGGCTGAGTTAGCGCCAGTAGCAACTACACGGATGTAACGCTTATTGGCAACAAAACCAAGTTTATCTACCTCATTAGCAGCAGTCAAAGCAGTCGGAGTACCGATGATTCTAGAAGCTGGAATATTAACCATATCAGAACCATCATCTTGGTCGCCTTCCTGTACAGAACCTGTGACATCACCAGCGGTGACAGCAGTAGCCTTAAGGTTGATAATTCCGCTATTAAAACCCTGAGTATCAATAACAGCGCCATTAGTAGCACCATCAGAGATAGCAGAAGAGTCAAGAGCGTTAACTACTTTTACGTTGTTGTATAGATCTTCAATCATTATCTATATCCTCTTATTGAATTCTAAGGATTTTGTAAGCTTGGAATTGCTTAACAGCACCACCAACACGGTTACGACCAGTTAGAGTGATGAATTTAGGGTTGGTCTCGTTACGGTGAACAGAGAAACCAAGACGATTAACTTTACGGTAAGCCTCAGCGAAGTCACCGAACATTACTGCAAGAGCGCCGTCAGCAACAGCAGGCATACCAGCGTCAAATAGAACGCCATAGCCAAGAAGTCTCATGGAGAGATTTTCGTCGAAGAAGTTGATCTGGTTGCCGATCTGATATTTACCGTCAGAGTCCTTAGCCGTTAGAAGTCTGAAGAACGTCTGTCTGCGCATACAGAACTGAGCATTACCGTGGAAATCTTCGTATAGAGCAGCTGGAAGCCTCTCAAGAACGTCATCCCAAGTGAAAGCATCATTGGCAGAAGAAGTAATCTGCTGAACCTGACCCCAATTAGTGCCAGCTTCATAAGTCAACATACCACGAAGAGGAGACTCAGTTGTACCAAGACCAGTTAGAACACCATCAGCGTCCTTACGAGCCATGCCCTTCTGTACAGATCCCATAACCTCAGTATCAAGATTTACGAAGCTATCCTCAAGAACAGAGCGAGAGAATTTCTTAGCGTAGTACTGATCACCAACACGGATAACGATTTCTTTCATGTCGTTATTGCCCGGATCGCCAGCATTATCAGTTAACTGATCTTCATAAGTACTATCTGCATATGCAGCGTAGTCGATGTATTCCTTCCAAGTATCAGTGCCGATAGTTGACTGAGTAACAGCTCCAACTAGCTGACGGTTCTCGAAAACTCTCTTAGCTAGAGCATGGTTGATCTCTGGAGCAACTAGGTAGCCGCCATCAGGATCGATAACACCGTTAAGTGATTTATACTCAGCAGGAGTGATAGACTTATCGCCTTTACGAAGAGCCTTCTCTACTAGAGATTTAGCTTCAGCGAACTTTTCAACATCATCGAAGCACTGATCGATTCTACCATGAGCGGCAAGAACGTCATTAACAGACTTCATTTCTTTTTCGATGTTGCTGTTTTCTTCTTTAACAGCTTTAATACGAGCAGCTTTCTTTTCAAGAGCAGCACTTAGCTTCTCTACTTCTTCTACACGATTCTTGATTTCTTCAATAGTCTGACCAGTAGCTGCGCCTTGAGTCTCCATTTCTTCCCATTTCTTCTGAGAGAAATTCTTTAGCTCTTCAGCAGTAGCGTGGAACTGATCGATTTTTTCTAGGATTTTTTGTTCCATGATTAACCTTTCATTTCTTTTAATAGGTTTGATAAATTAGACAGCTTCTCTTCTAAAAGATTAGACATGTCATCGTGAACCTCACTTTCTGGTTCTTCTGTTTTTTCCTCAGCAGGATCACCCTGTTCGGACTTTTCTTCATGAGGCTCACCCTCATCAGAAACTTTCTTAAATTCAGCTACCTTGGATATGATAGCTGTAGCAGCAGCATTCGAGCAACCCAGTCCTTTGAGTAGGTCTTCGATGTCTGCAAGAGATTTAAATTCTGGAAGATCTTCAACAGACTTCACTAAGAGAATGCTTGCATTAGGATTCATAGGTTTTTTAACCACACTTATTTCGATTAGATTTATTTGCTTGAGTTCTCTAATGCCTTCTACATAAGCCTTCTTCTCAGCGATATAGCCGATGGACATCTTATTAAGCTTACCTTTGTCCATTAGAAATTTAACTTCGGAAGCACGCTGTATATCACCAACGTAAAGTTGAGCCTTGATATAAAGTCCCGTATCATCTTCCTTTGCTTCAAGCAACTCACCAATTATCTCTTGGTCATCATGATTGAAAAGTATATCAATCTCAGAGAAGCGTTTAGTCTCAAGACATTTATTAAAACATCCCTTTACGGCGCGATCTCTACCAAGATCTATATCCCATGTTGAAGCATATCCTTCAAAAACGCCTGTCTCGACGTCAAAGTCTTTCAGCTCGAAATTAAGTTGCTTGTATTCAATCTCACTCATTAGTGTCTCCATCATTATTATTTGGGCTTGGTGTTGGACCAGATAATTGTATCGGTGAGGCACCGACTGTTATGAAGTTTGAATCTAGCGGCTCTAAGCCTATTGCAGCCCTTCTTTCGTTTAAGGTTCTTAATTGATCTTCTTTCTCTTTTCGAAGCTCTTCCACAATCGGAATACCTTCTTTGTAGATGACTAATTTATAACGACCAGTATCGTCGTAATAAGGCATCAAAAATCTATCTAGCTC